TAAACTCTGTGGTAATGAAGTTGTCTTAAACTCGCCTGTTGTTCCGTCAATATAGCCTACTGCTGTTGCATTATCAATTCCGCCACGTCGTGTACCTGCTGGTGCAAACCATTGGAAACTCTTCTGATCGCTAATAGCAATAGTACGTAACATCATGTGGCTTGGAGGAACAACAATGTAGTTGCCTAAGTTGTCGTTTGCATAACCACTTGGATAGAACATAGCCATGTATTCGTCGTAACTTACTGCGCCATCTTCGTTGTTGTCAAATGCCAATGCAGTGTTATTACCCCAATTACTTAATGATGTACCGTTTGGTTCTAAGCGGAATGGTGTATCGCCAATAATAAACGCTGTCTGACCACGGTCAACGTTAAATGCAATCATGTTTTGAATTGCTTCTGGATAGCCAGGTGCTGCAATCAAGTTAAACACAACTGTATCTGTATCACGGATGCTTTGGCTTGTGTCAATTAGGACTTTTAGACCTGATACAACAAAACCACGCTGTGCGTGACGGCCAAAACTTCCTGCTCCGTCTTCCCGGTTAGGACTTACAGTAATCCAACGATCTGCAACATAAGGAGTAGTAGAACTACCACCGTCCATCTGTTCGTCATTGTAACGTGAATTCTTACCGTCAGTTGCATTAATGTTAATGTGATTAGCAACAAACTTTTTAACGTTAAATCCGCTGCGACGTAAGTTCCATAACTTCATACCTGTTGGATATAGTGATGGATCAGGTGCATCAGGATCCAGATAATCGCTACTTAACATTTCAACAATGTCGCCTGCATCTGCGGTAGCTCCTGCTGTGCTCCAACGTGCATCTGCAAACAACCATCCATCTGGAGTTGTTTGATCTGCCGTATCTTGTAATACCCACTTGCCGCCTGAACGAACATATACGTCTAGACCGTACATATCAATTTCTGATGTGCTAATCCAAATATCGTTGTCAACTAAAGGATCGCCATTACTTTGAGTAGTTGGAGCAAGTGCTGCAACCTGAGGACCTGCTGGATCTGTTAAAGGATATGCATTTAGGTAGCCTACCCATGTGCTGCCGTTGTGGGCCATAACATCTACTTCATCAACAACACTGCTATACCATAACTGTCCGTCAACCGGATCAGTAAATGGAGTGCTTGCTTTAGATTCGTAAACTAAAGGCTTCCAGTTACTTGCAAAGAAAGAGTATGCTGATGATGAATAAACTGGTTTAGCATATAAATTACGTGTACCGCTTTCTACGCCTGCTTCGCTTCTTGCCCATGCGCTCATTCCTAAGAATGCTGTTAATGGGGAACCAAGTCCGTTAGTTAAGATCATCTGTCCGCCTAAACTATGTTGAATTGTTAGGCTAGTTGCGTTACCGCTTGAATCATAACTTGCAGCAGATGCAGTAACATATGTCATATTTAATGCATTAATTGCACTAATAACATCATCAACACTGTCGCCTGCTGTTAAACTAACTGTGTAGGCAGAACTGTAATCTGCAACACCATTTGTAGAAGTTGCTAAGCCTTCTGCAATTACAAAACTTGATGCTGTTGTAACTGTGTCAGTTGTAGCGACAGAAGATATTTTAGTAGCACCTGTTGCATTTCTACGCCATATTTTATATGATGCTAATTGAGGAGTTACAGTTGAAGTAGATGCTGTTCCAACGCCACCTTGGTAGTTTTGTTGTACAAATACAGAACCTACTGTAATATCACCAGTTGCATTAATGTTATTAATAGCAGTTTGGGGATCAGTGTATATAGGAGCACTCATTAAAGTAAATGCAGAACTACCGTTATCGTATGTTTTAACATACCAATCTGCACCAGTATTAGGTGTTGTAGTTTTTACATATACAGATCCTGTAGGGAAATTGCTAAAATCAGGATACTTAGTATGGGGACCTTGGAATAGTGTGGGACTGTTAAATGTTCCTTCTGCTAAGCCCGCATCAGTTATCATATCAACTAATCCAGTACCTTCTGCAATAGTAATTTTTCCATCTAATACAGTACCGTTGCTTCTTGCTCTTGCATCAGAATATAATTCAATAAAGCCACCTGCATTGATACGTGCTCCAACACCTTTTGTACGCATTGTTGCGTTAATGCTGGATGCTAATGCACTAATAGTAGTACCGCTTAATGTAACAACTTCGCCATTAATAAGCAAAGTGTTACCGTTGTAACCTGTTAAGTCCGGGCTCGATACTGTACCAGTTGTCGTTGGAAAACTGGTTTTCCAACTAGAACTTGCAAATGTATCTGTATTGTTAAAATTTGTTTCAAAGTCAGTACCTACTGCAACCCAATTTCCGCTAGAATTTTTGTACCATAAAGTATTTGTGTTATCACTTGTTACAACAATAGCATATTGTCCGTTAGAACCAAAACTTGCTTTAGGAGTAACTCCTGCTCCGCTTACTGTTGCAGTAGCAGCGTTATCGTTGTCAATAACTAGAGGCATTTTGTTAGTAAATGCTGCACTAGTTCCATTCCACTCGAACACACCAAATCTAGTGTTCGAAGTATCTACCCAGTATGTTCCATCTACTGGAGACCCTGTAGGTGCGCTTGCTTGCGGTGTTAATTGTGATAAGTCTAAGTCAGCACGAGTAACGTATGCACGACTGCTTACGCCTAATACAGAATAGGCTGCTTGTAGACCATATTCGTTTAGTTCCCCGCCGTGAACAGGATTACCACTGCTGTCTGTATAGAACAACGGTGTACCGAACGTATCGGATAAATCTCGTTGGCTAGTAATTAAATATACTTTACCGGCATTAGCAGGATCAGTTCCGACCGCTAAGCCTGTGCCGCTTGCATTTTGTTTGTTTGCTGCCGATGCAACAAAGATCATAGGTACAGTGGACGGAGCCGCTGGTAAGTAAAAACTTTCGTCAATTACTGATACTTCTACGCCTGGTGAATTTAAAGCCATTTTTTTGTCTCCCACATAATAGTGTTTTTGCTCTATATATTTAGTGCCAATGTTTAAAAAACACCGGGTTAAATACTAGTCAAAAGGGATCTAAAAGGGTGGAGTATGAGAGATTTATGTAAAAAATGTCATAGTAGACCTGTTGCTGTCAATTATAAGAAAGATGACCGTACATATTATAGATCAATATGTGATCATTGTGCTAAAGGTTTTGAAAAATCTAAACCTGCTTGGAGGAAATCAGGTTATAAAAAGAAAGCCGCTTGTGATAGATGCGGCTTCAAAGGCGATGACTGCCAGTTTGATGTACATTATGTAGACGGAGATATTAACAATTGCAAATACGAAAATCTAAAAACAGTTTGTGCTAACTGTCAGAGACTATTGCATAAACTCAAGCAGACGTGGCGCCGGGGGGATCTAACACCAGATTTTTAACTTGTTCATACAAATCGTCAATTGTTCCGTTATTATCCAATACGGCATCAAACTTAGTTCCTACCCATGCAGTTTCGCTAGCATGAATACTTAACTTTTTTATTCGACTAGTTGCTAATGCCCAATTCATGCATTGATCTCCGGCATTCATATCTGCTGCATCTCGATACCATTCGGGATCATCTCCACGCTTTACACGAACTACAATACCACCTGAATTTCGAATACTTTTAATTTCGTTCGGAAAACGGCAATCACTAATAACAATATCATCTTTGCTATTACGTAGTTTATTTTCGAGGCTGGCGATCCATATATCATCGTGGAAACTTTTACGACAAACTTCTGTACCCCAGTATTGTAAGATCCAGCGTGGTGTTAGATGAGGCATTGCTAGTCGTTCTGCCCACCACGGGTCTACTTGTTCTCGCCACTGACGAGCATGTTTAGTGCGGCCTTCTAGCATAGTTCGGTCCCATCCAAATACTGATGCTACTGCATCTTTGAGAGAATTTGCAAACGATTCTCTTCGAAATTCATGTATATTAGTAAGATAATCTGCTACAGTATCTTTACCAGAACCAATAAACCCACACACTCCAATGATCATAGTATTACCTCGTAATACTATAATTTATATTATCCTATGACAAATGTCAATGGTTGTTGGTTATCTTTGTTGTTGATTAAGTCCATTTCTAGCCGTTCTAGTTCTGCTTTGCCTTCTGATTTAAGTGCAGAACCGTTTAGACTAGTTCCTCCTTGAGGACTAGCAATTTGACTAAACTTTTCACGTGCTTCGCCTAGCATAATTTTGCAGTTTGCTAATGCATAATCACGTATCCATATACCTGACCATGTGTCTTTAAATAGAGAAAAATCCGGTTTGTAATTGTACATCCATAACAACACTACTTCTTCTCCACGTGGACGCTGGCTAATATGTAAATGCTTTGTAGTAGGATTCCATTCAAAGTTAATATGGGAGCCAAACATTTTACCAACTTGCTTTTGATAACTGGCAAAAGCATAGTAAGTTGCTAAACCGCCCATATTGCTGCTTGACAACAAATAAGTATTACTGTAGGCAAGATTAAACGGTTCGAACAAACTTCCGCCATCGCCTCCTCCTGTTCTAGATCCAATACTGCGTCTAAAAACTTGCCGAACTTGCATCACTTCGTCTGAAAGAGTGTAGTCGTTAACGTCTGTTTGCAAAGTTAAAAATCCAAAACTTTCTTCAACAGAGTTTTGACTTCGTGCTCTATAATAACGCAGGGATCGATCTATTGCTGTATTGTAATGTACAGGATCGAGTTCAACATCAATCATACCGTCACCTAGCATAGTACGGATATAATCTACGACACTTTGTTTTTCAGTTTCTAGTTCGCTCATGTAGTTATTTACCTATAAATACAAGACTATGCCAAGACTATCTCTTTACCGCCCAGAAAAAGGCAATGACTTTCGTATGCTTGATCGTGTTATTAACGAGCAATTTCAAGTAGGCGGAACTGACATTGTTGTACACAAATATATAGGAACTGAAGATCCGCTAGACGGTGAATCAACTCCTACAACCCCTGTAAATGGCAATCCTATTCCTGAATTAGGAATACAAGATGTGTTGTTTATGGAAAACAGGGATAGAAAATACGAAAAAGATGTGTATGTTTTCCGTGGAATTTATACCATGCAAGACATAGATTTTAACCTAAGTCAATTTGGATTCTTCTTAAGTAATGACAACATTATGATCACTTTCCATCTACGTGGATGTGTAGAGTTAATGGGTCGTAAATTA